CCGTTGGCCCGTTGCCGTTGCCTCTCGCCCCGCCGTCGAGGTCGGGCGCGGTCGGTCGCGGCATGGCGGCCAGCAGCGTGTCGGCGTCGGCGGTCAATTCCTCAACCGTCGTGCCTTGCAATCGACCGGCCAGCGCTGCCGGTAGCCCCTTCTCGGTCGCTACCTGTTGGCGCAATAGCGCCAGCTTTTGCGCGGCGATCTCGTCGGCTTGCTCGCGTAGCTGTTTCTCCAGCGTCGCGGCGCGGTTTTCGGCCGTCTCATAGAGTTCCTTGAACTTGCCTTGCTCGGCAAGCGCGGCCGTCTCAGCCGCCGCCTGCGTTTGTTTCAGGGCGTCAAGTTCCTCTCGGAGCGCCTTTACCTCAAGCCGCCGAGCCGCCGCTTCGGCGTTCGCTCTCTCTTTCGCGGCCCGCATTTTCTCAATGTCGTCACCAACGGGAGCATCTCGCTCATCTACCGTCTCGGTCAGTTGGGTTGTATCAGTCATGCCGCCATTGTACGAAATGCCGATAGTTAAAATCCATTTGGCGATGAGTAGCCCATAACAAAGTGCCCGGTGGTTACCGGGCACTTGCGCCTAACACAGAGCGAGCGCGGAAGAGGGGAGTTAGGGAGGTGTACGTCTGTCGAACAGATGGTCAGAAAGAGGAGCGCCCCAGCCCCGTGATAGTGCCGTCTATATCCATCGTGCCCAGTTCCTCATCGCAGCGGCATGACACGTTGCACTCGCGCCGCCCGACGGGAATATAGGCAGGGTCATCCATTGCAAACCATCGGCCATGTAATTCGATACACGACCGGCAACTGTCGCCGCGATGCCGGTGCGACCGCACCATCAGCCGCTGCCCCGGCATGGCGTCAGCCGCGCCCGCCCGTTTTTGGGCATGGAACGCGCCGCGCCCGGCTTGCATATACATCTCGGCTCGGCGCACGGCGCGGCCGTCCAGCGGTTGCTTGCCGCTCTCGATGTCGGCGGCGAACTGGCGTAGATAGGCATACTGGCCGCGTATGATGCCACCGGCCCGCCCGCGCTCGACGGCGGTCATGTTTTCGACCCCGCCCGACGCAGCGGCAACGGCGGCATAGTTGACGTTCTTCACCGCCCGCGCCATTGCCGTTTGCCATTCAGGCAGCGCGATCTTGCCGTCGCGTAGCTGTTCGGTCAACGCCCGCGCCGATTCGCGCCCGGCGCGGTCAACAAATCTGTCCAGTTCCCCGCGCACGGCCGCGGCCGAAACGTAGCGCCCTGTCTTGGCGTCTCGATAGCGGTGTTGTTCGCCGCGTTGGGTCTGGATTGCCGTCCAGGTGTATTCAGGCATTTGCGTCTTCGTCTTCGTCGTCATCCGGCGGCGCGGCCGTCAGCAGCGCCATGAGGCGCGGGCTGCCGTAGCGTCGCACGAATTCCAGCATGAGCGGCGTATCCTCGGTGACGTGTATCTCCGCCATGCGGTCTAAATCCTCATCTGTCCACTGAATCGCCTTGCCCCGTTTCCCCGGCGGTCGCGGTGTCATTGCGTCAAGCCCTCTTCGCCGTAGGTGTCGGTACGGGCAATGGCGGCCAGTTCCGCGGCCGAATACCCGGCCAGCGTGTAGGCCGCCGTCATTGACAGGCCATTGCTCAGATGGGACGCGGCGACGGCGGCGCGGCTTTTCTCCAGCGTTAAATAGTCCAGCTCCTCAAAACTGTCCCAGTTGGTCACAATGCCGCTTTCATCCAGCGCCGGGCGCGGCCCGAACGTGTTATGCAGGCGCACCGCATGGCGCATCACGCGCCGCCATGACAGGCCGTAGGTTTTGGCGCGGTCGGCTATTTTGGCGATTAGCCCGCGCTCCGACGCCACAATCGTATCAGCCGCGGCCACCGCCCGGCTGTCCTGAAACATGGTCAACGGCACACGCGACACCTGAGCGATGGTCATCGTCGCATGACGCACCGCTTCGACCAGCAGCGACAGGTCGCCCGGCGGGATTGTCCCCCAGGCGGCCGCGGGATTCTGACTGTACCAGATAGCCCGCGCCGCGTTGACCATTTCCTCGCTGGGTACGTCGCCGGTCAACGTCACGAGTTGGAACCCGGTCGCATCGGCCGCGGCTATCAGATCAACCCAGAGCGAGGTCAATACGCGTTGGAGCGGGATGTCGCCGTTGGGGTTTGTCGGAAAATGCACAACCGGCACGCCCAACGGTTGCCCCGTCGCGTCAACCCACGGGATAGGCCAGCGCTCGCCGTCATGGTATTCAGTCCATGCCCCCGCCCGGCCGGTGATGTATTTCTCAATGCGATTGTCGAAGTAGAGGTTCAGCCGCGCACGGCCGCGGTCGTCGCCTTCCTCAAGCCGCCACTTTTTGAATCCATACAACGGCACGCGCCGCTCGCTGGAATAGATGATCCCCGTGCCGTTCGTGCCGTCATAAGACATTTCGTGATGGAATTCAGGCATGGCGGCCGCGCCGTCCCACTCGACGATCACATAGCTGTCGCCATCGCGCAATGCCGACAGATGAATATCGTCCTGGTACGCGCTCAAGTCACGTGCCGCCCACCACTTCGCCAGCTCCCTTTCCGTCGCCGGGCTGGTTGCCGCGAAACTCTGCACGCTCAGGCGTTCGGCCACCGTATCAACCACCAGCGGGCAGATGTTAGCCAGTGAACGGATCTGCGCCGACGTGATACCGAGCCGCGTTTCCTGCCGTTTGCTCAGGCGGATGTCATGCTCACCTTTGTAGAACTCTCGATACATCGCTACGTCGGCATAGCCCAGCTCGTCGCTCTGAATCAGCCATCGCTCAAATGTGTCTATCGGATTACGCATATTGAAATACTCCCGCCCCGCGTCTGTCTATCCCGTGCCACGCCAGTGCCAGCGCCATGACCGTGTCATCGTGCATCCCGGCCGGCGCTCCGTAGCTCATGCCGCTTGCCATCCGCTTGCCCTCATACGCCTGTAACTCCCCTATCTGGATAGGGTCATTTAGTATCTTAATCGTGCCGTGCTCAAATGCCGCCTGTAGCGCCTGAATCAACGGTTCCTTGCTGCTTGCCGACGTGTGGAACGACACGATGCTCAGGCCGCGCCCGCGCAAGTGGTCGATGACCGGCTGCCCGATCGAGTTGTCCTCAATAATCATCGTCTGGACATTCCAGCGCCGGTACGCCGCCGCGATGCGCTCTTCCAGCGCGATATAGCCCACACGATTGAACCGGTCGATGTACACCTGCTCGCGCGTCCGGCTGTCCAGTATCGAGATGACGGTGAAGTCGGCTTCATTGGCGATGTCCACCCCGGCGATGTAGGCCCGGCCTGGTATGGGCGTGTCAATCGCCGTCGCCGTGGCGCATTCCATCACGCGGTGGAACACGCCGCCCGCGTCGTCGAGGAATATCGCATCCAGTTCCTGCGCGATCACCCGTTCCGGCAACGTCGCCCGCATCTCGGTGAATTCATCCGGCGGTATCGTCGGATTGACCTCGCTCGGCATTTGCCACGAACGCCAGTTCGCAACGTCGCCTTGCCCTCGTTGCCAGAGGTAATAGAACCCGTTGCGCCCCTTCGGTGTGGAGAATAGCCACGCGTCGCCGCGATAGTCGGCCAGCGTCGGCCGCAAGACGTGTTCCCACGTGTGCATGAGGTTGGACACGAACGCCGCTTCGTCAACAATGATGCGTTTGTATTTTCGGCCGCGACCGGCCAGCGGGTTATCGAGGCTCCAGAACTCCAGCACACCGCCGGTTGTGAATTCGATGCGCCGCTCGGCCGCGTTGCGCCGGGCGATGATTGGCGTGAATGTCAGTTCAGCCGACCGCCATACCTCCAACATCATCTTGTACGACGGCGCGAACCAGCCGACGGGATGACGCAATACGCTATCGGCCGCGCACAGGTGCAGCCCTAACTCGGTCTTGCCCGCCCGCCGTCCGACGCACACGACGTTGACACGCGCCGCCTCGGCGATGACCTGAGCCTGCCATTCCAGCAGCGGCGACAGAGCAAGGCGCGCCCCCGGCCGTGCTTGCCGGATGACACGCTCGGCCTTAAGCTCGTGATACGCCTGCGGCGTCAAATAGCTCTCTAGCAAGTTCGTCCCCAAGTTCTGCCTCGACAACTTCCGGCGCAACCGCGCCGCTTCGTAACAGGTCGATAACCTCATCGCGCCATGTGACGACCAGTTCATCCGGCGCATTCAATCCAATGAGCTTTGCTAGTGCCTGCCAGACGGCCAACTTCTCGCGCACCGTCTTCGCCTCTCTGAGTAGCTGGTAATGCGCGGCCACGGCTCGGCGGTGATGCTCGGCCCGGATAGGCGCAGCCGTCGCTTCGATGCGGGCGTTGGCGGCGGCGATGTAGCGTTCTATTTGCCGTTCCGTAACCCGCCAATCCGACGTATTATGACGTATCTGCTCGGTAGTCCAGCCGTCGAGGATCAGGCGATAGACCGCCTCGACGCGCCGCTCGGCCGTGGCTTTGTCGGCTTTCGGGCCGGCCATTAGGCTGCCACCCTTGCCAATATCTCGCGCCGGATATGCCGGGCTATGGCTTCCATGAACAGCGGGGGGACGGAGTTACCGATGCGATTCAACCTTGATTCATAGTTACCATACAACAAGTAACAATCGGGTATAGAAC